CTAAACTAATTCCAGGTATATTAGCAGAATTTGATAAAAAGTCAACTTTTTCTTTCGTAGATAGACTCAATTTAAATCCAATAGGAGACATGAAGTTCCTATTTTGGATTTGATGATCATAAAAACTACGTGTTGACATTACTCAGAAATAATAAGATTAAACCAAGATTCGCTCATTCCTCTGATGATATCATCTGCAGATTCTGCGTTTTCTGCATATCCTTCAGATACTAAATGTGCAACTACCTTTTGATAATCCTCATGGATTCTCTTTGCTTCTCTAGGGGTTGGTTTCATTTTCCGTCTATATGTGTATGTTTATTTATTCCGAAACAACTATACTGCCTTTAAATCCACCATTACTACCGTCTGGATTTGAACAGATAGATGATGCTTCAGATTCTGTTTCATAGGTAATTTTATCTGATGGATTATCAGACCATCTGTTACCGCCCTTATAATAAAGAGTGATTGATTCACTAACCAAACTAGGTTTTGTGATGAAAAATGCCATTTTCCTTTTTTAGATATTTAGACAAAAAAAGGGATCCCGAAGGATCCCCAAGAGATATGTGAATCGAGATCACATGAGGTTTTGGACCTGTACGCGTCTGTAGTAGCGGTTGGAGTTGGTCTTGATAGCACCAAGACCTGCGTTGTCTCCTTCAGCGAATGGGTTAGCAACAAGACCGTAACGGGTCTTAAAGCCAATCTTAGGCTGGAAGGTGTTCTCTCCAACGGCACGAACCATCTGGAGGGGAACATATGGGCAATAGAACAGACCTGCGTCATAAGGTGAAGAACCCTTATAACCAACAACGTAGTACTGGTTGTCAGCGAGGTTTGCAGAATAAGGATCGATGTATACACGATACTTACCTTGGAGAACACCAGCGAAGGTGTTACCAGTGTCATCAACGTTGAGGTTAGCGTTGAGGGCAGGGGTGTAGTCGAGTACACCAGCCATGGTTAGGGCGGAAGCAACGTCTGCAGAGCAGAGGATCATGTTGCCCTTTCCTCTACGAGTTCTTTGTGCGATTGCGTTGGCATCGCGCTCGATTTGGAAGATAAGACCCTTAAACTTCTCAACACTCCAGCGTCCGTTGGAGTCAACGTCGAGGTCGAAACGTCCAGCGTTAGCAACGTTGGTCTGTGCGCCAGATTCTGCTGCCTTATAGATGGTACGGATAACTTCGCGGTTGATTTCAGCAAGAATCTCGGTGCTAAGGATGTTAGCGAGTTCTGCTTCAGCGTTGAGACCGTGGATTGCCTTGAGGTCTTGAGCGAGCTCGAGTGAGTACTCAGCCTTCAGGGCACGTGACTTAGCGGTAACGGTGACTTTCTCGATCGAGAATGCCATCTCGTTAAAGTGGTTGTACTCACCACTTCCGAGTGCTTCAGCGTCCTCGGTGTCCATGCCTTGTCCGACAGTGTACTGCTTCTGAGTAGCAGCGGAGTCGGGGCTGAGGAGACCAGGGTTAGAAGCGTTTGAACCAGCGCCAGTGGTGCCAAGACCAACTGCACTGCCTTCAGAACCAGAAACATAACCTGAACCGATTTCTCCAGTGCCTGAAGAAGAATCAGTTGCAGAGAATGTGGTGTCTGCTTCGTTGAAGAATGCTTCTGCGCCGCCTTGAGTTCTGTACTTGGAGCGCATTGCGAAGATGAGTCCAGTAGGACCGTTCATTGGCTGAACGCCTGCGAGGTCATAAGCGACCAGGTTAGGCATTGAGCGTCTGATCAATGAGATCAGAACGGGATCGAAACCAGCGGTTGGCGAACCAGCATTTGCACTAAAACCAGCGGTTGAGCCTGAAGAACCAGTGAAGTTGGTTGGTGCAGCCTCGGAAAGGAATGCACGCTCTTCTCTTGATTCTCTCTCTTGGTTTTCTAACAGGATAGCGGTGACAGCTCTGCGATGGGAATCCTTGATTGGATCCATTCCTTGATAGTCAAGGATAGGTGCCCACTTCTCCTGCAGTTGTTCAGAATTGAACATTTGCATTTGAATTTACCTCTTTAAAAATAGTTAGTTTGACTTCTGATAATTTAAAAATCACTTCTTAGAAGCTCTCTGAAGAACTGAAAGATATGACTCCATTAATGGAGACATGCTTTGAGTTTGCTGAGATTCCTCAACAACCTCCACTTCTTCAGCTACTTCTCTTTGAGCACTAGTTGCACCTTCCGAGAAATAAGAATTTCTCAGGGTAACTAGTTTCTCACGATAGGTCTCTTCACCATCAAACTCAACATTTTCGGCAAGAGAAGCGAGTTTTTCTTTCTGAGTGACTGCAAGTCCTTCAGAAACCTCTGCAAAAATTACATCGGCAACTGACTCTGCTAACCTCTTATTAAGAGCAACATTCTTATTGATTTGCTCGTTGAGTTTAGACTCCATTTCATCTAGTTTATCTACCATGCTCTCGATTACATCATATCTCTCTTCAGGGATGGATACATAATGATCTTCAAAAAGACTCTTCATTCCGACAAGGAATGATTCTGTCATTTCGGTCTTCAGACCGTGCTCAATAGCGATTTGGTTTTCTGACATCCATTCTTGAGCAACATACTCAAGATAGGAATCAACACGCTCTACGAGTTCTGATTTAACCGAAGCAACTTCTTCTGCAAGTTGTGCTTCGTATTCTGCCTTAACTGCTTCAGTAATTTCAGCAGCCTTGGTCTTGATTGCAGTCTCAAAGATTGTGCGTGCTTTGTCTTGGAACTCCTCGGAAAGTTCTTCGCCTGCGAAGAGTGCGTTAACATCTTCTTCGATGCTGTACTCTGCCGAGATTTCTTCCTCGTCGGTAGCTTCTGCAACAACTTCTTCTTCAGAAGTTTCTTCTTCGGAAACGACTTCTTCTTCGGTTGCTTCTGCTTCTGATACGATCTCTTGGTCTTCCTCAACCTCAACCTCTGCCTCTTCTTCCTTCATACCCTTAGGCATGGGATCGGCAGGTTTTGCACCCTTGTTTACGACATTCTTGACTTGAGCAAGAGTCGAACCGGGTTCGTTGAGTTTTGCTGAATCGTCATCGGGACGATAGTTTTCTGGGGAAGGACCGCCGAGATCCTCAACACTTGGTTGTCCTGGAGTATCCAGATCCAACTTAGGCATTGGTTCAGCTGCAGCAGCACCTTTGGTTACTACGTTTTCCATTTCTTGTAAATTGCTACCAACGGACATTTGTTTATGATTAGTTTGTATTAATCTGTATTTATTTATATTATTAGAGATTTGCTAAGAAATCTTGGAACAATTGTAGTTTGTGTTCCTCAAGTACTTTTTGCTCAACAAGAGTATTAATACGTCTTTGAGTCTTTTCTGCGAGTTGTTCGCGAAGAATTCCTCCTTCCCAAACCCACTCTTTTCCTTCCATGATTCCTGAAACAAAAGCATCAGGAGCAGAAGGATCAGCGACGATATCAGCAGCAGTTGCTAACATGAAATCTTCACCTACAACTTTGCAACCAGTATGGTCTTCTTTAATAGAACCAATACCACGAGAAGAAACTCCCAGTTGCACACCTTCACCAATCAGTGATTGTGCAATCTTACCCATGGGGGTATCGAGAAGTTGTGCTTTACCCCAGAAGTTATCACCCCTTTGCTCAAGAACAGTAATCTTGTGTGAAACACGATCAAGATTTACTGTAGGTCCATCTGGGTGACCAAGTTCGCCAAGAGCTCTTCCCTTATTAGTGAAGTTTTCGTTATATCTCTGAACTTCACGAGCAAGAGTTTCCACGGGGTACATTCTACCGTTGCGGTTTTTAATTCCGCCCTGGAGAAATACACCCTCAATAAAACACTTTTTGCATTTACCAACCTTTTCGGTGATAAACTCTACTTTTGAAATTTCTTCTGTGATAAGTTTCATTTTTTTATCCGGTGAATCCTACTTTTACGCCAGTAACAGTTCCGCCAACTGCAAAGACACAATATGATGGTTGCTTTTCCAAATACTCGGTGGTGTTTCCAAGCATTGTGAATGTTCCAACGCCAGTACCACCCTGAGTTTGTACAACTGATACTACGGCAGCAGAGTTATTATTGTTTACAAGACGAACAACAGTGGCACTAGAAAAACTAGTTGCTGCACCAGTAGATCCTGGTACAGTAATCTCATCTGCCAAAAGTAAAGTTCTTGCCATCACTCCTCCGATTCTGATTCTACTTCACCATCAAACATTGCCATAGCAACATTTGGTCGTTGTGCTTCGACTTTAGCCGCTGCTTTATTAAATAATGCATTCTTAATGCTGTCGCTAATTTCAGATGCAGGTGCGTCTGTAGCGATCAAATCGACGACGTTTTCCATAAAAATATTTTTGTTATATATTCTTTATTTATATTTCCGCAGATTTGGTGTCTTTCTGTAGATCTACATCAGTAACGGCACCAGCACTATCTAGATCTGGTTCCATAGGAACATCGCCCAATAAATCTCCACCACCATCTGGAAGTGGTTCACCAGTGATTGGATCTACTGCATTTGGATCTGGAATAATTCCATCCTTAATTTCCTTTTCAATTTGCTCATCAATCTCGATGATTTCTGCATCTGTTTGACGTAGTACCTTACGACGAACATAATCGACTGAAAAATATTTGCCGATATATGGTTCCATAGTTGCAAGGGTTCCGAGACGCTCATTCATCAATTCACTTTC